CTAGTTCTTATACTGTCATATGGCGTATCAATAATTAAGCTTAGGGATTCTAGTCCAGCATATAATCTTGCTGCCATATTATTTTCCTATTTAATTGTAGTAATAGTTATAGTTCCTAAGGTACTAATTGAACTATAATTATCATTTTTATCTATTGCTCTACAAGCTATCCTATAAGCAATACCTGTACTAGATATTCGTGGAGTTGGAAATTCTTTTAAATTAAACACGCCAACTGTAGTATTTTTTACAATTTTTATACCGTATTTAGTTACATCTAGATCCCAAAAATCCCCACTTCCGCTATTTTTATATAGTCTAAATTCATACTCTTTAAAGCTTGGATCAGTACTATTTAAAACACCATCAATAGAAATGCTAGAAATTGTCTGTGTTTTATCTACTTGCCAGCTATTACCACTGCCACTAACTATATAAGTATTAGGTAATATACCGTTTCCAATTAGTAACATCCCTACTTTAGGTGTTCCACTAGATAGATTACCTATTGTAAGAGTTGTACCACTTATGTTAGAACTTGTACTAGTAAACGAAATACTAGGTAAAACTACAATATAGTGATTAGATAAATCTACGGTTAATTCTGGAGATTTCAGTAAGGTTATACTCTTTCCTTCAATAGCAATAATTTTAATATTGCTCCACGGACCAACAATACTACCTATACTATTTATATAACGAGCTCTAATTTTGTATACTTGACCAGCTATTAAACCTGTAATAGTTAAAGAACTTTGCTCTTTAAATATCTCATACCTTTGATTAGCACCAACTACATCAAAGCTGCCATTTCCTGGTATAATCTCTAGCTGTATTTTTTCTGCTTGTACGCCTACGTCTTCTGGATGTGTAAAACTAATTATAGTAACGTTTTGATAGCTTCCAGGAGATAATTGTTCGCTTAATGGACTTGTACTAGTTGTTCCTACAATAATAGGCGATTTAGTTATACTATTTTTTACAATATAATTGTTTGTTAAAGTTATATTACTAGAATAGGCTGGTAGGTCTACATTAGTATCTAATAGATCTAAAGAGTATATACTTGGGGAATAATCTACAAGCGTAAGTCTGGCGCTTAAATTAGAACTAGGCTCAATAGCTAAGACTATTAACTCTTGGGTTTCTTTACTAGTTTCGCCGACCATATATAGATTATCTGCCTCTACACCATCACCTACTAATATAGATTGAGTTAGTGTAACTGTACTATAGTATCCTGTAGTTGCAACAGCTGTTAGAGTTCTTAATACGTAACCTGTGCCACTCGTTGCGGTAATGTTATTAGTTCTTATACGAATCTGATAAGTTTTTGAAGATTCTAAATAAACCTCATCTGATAATACTACGCTAGTTCCAGTATATGATTTTATTCTTCCAGTTCCATTACCCCAAAGAGGAACATCGTGCGATACGCGTACTAAGTCGCCACGAGTACATACAAGATATTCAAAATCTACATTGAGTGTATATGTTTCAGGACGTAATTTTAGTTGTGCAAAATGAAATCTGGCTAAATATTTTGCTTGTGCTGCATTAGTAACACCAGGTAGATTTAGTTCTTCGATTAATTCTACTGTACTCTCTGTTTTACCAAAGTTACAAACTATTAATTCATCTTGTTGATAAGATTTTTCTTCATTGATAAAACTTATTCTAAATGCATCCGGTATTCTTGGTAGTGTTTTGGTACTTTCAAATCCCCAGCTATTATGTGGTGTAAAATGCTGAACTACATGACTACGAGCCTGTTCAATAACAACGCTCCACTTTCCATCTATATACGTTGGACTAGCCATTCCAGCTGCACATATATCTCTAAGTACATCCATAACACTACGAGTATCTGATACTACTGCATTATATCTTAACTGTGGACGAGTAGCTGAACCATCACAAAATTGATGCCAAGCACTTATTGTAGTTAAATCTATTTCTGTATTAATATTTGTTACTCTATATGGCTTTGGAATAGCTGGATGTGTTAACACATATATAAATAAAGAAGCAGGATTATTTATAATACTATTAGGAACGAATTGGTTAGTACTACTATTCCAATCAAATCCAATAGTTTCTACTATTGCATTTACTCCCTCTATTTGTCCATTTATTTTATTTGAACTTTGAATTTGCATGGCGGTTTTAGCTAACAAACATTCTGGTGGATTAAGCATGGGTTTGTTATTACTATAACCTACGCTATTGATATACACACAGCGATGATAGTTTCTATAATCTCCCTGACCACTTGCATCTTCTTCTAAACTACTGTTTATTCTACGAACTCTAAGTTTATAGCTAGAAGCTTGTACTACTGTATACATACCTGTTCCGGCAGCAGTAGTTAAACTAACAGTAGTAGATAGATTCTCTAGTGTACTAATAGTAATTTTGTTATTATCTAAATCTATAGACTTAATATAATAATTAGTATTTGTGGTTATTCCGCCAAAAGTTGTACCTTGAAATTTAATTCTATCTCCAACACTAAAAGCTGTGATAGATCCACAGGTAAGCTTATTATCTACAGAATTAGTAGATGTAATTTGAATTGGGCTAGACTGTGCTTTTGCACTTAGCTGCTTAAATTCATGAACATAATTAAAAGCATCTTTCTGTCTTTCAAAAAATCCGCTTGCTCCAATTGTAATAATAGTTTGAGCACTTGGAGAGCTATTTTGTGCAACATTGTCTGTATAGCTAACTCTGCACGCTATACCAGCAGCACCGCCTGTATTAGTAGCTGTTAATTGTAGTGTGTGCGAACCGCTTGATATATATCTTTCAACTGTGGCCCAGCCGCCATGCCCACCCTTAGGATAATCAATTACTAGGGCACCATCTAATAATACTTGTCCGTTATCATCACTACTAAATTCTATCCTATAAATGCCGCTTTTTGTTAAATTTAATACTTTTGTTTTATCAAAAGTTGCAGCTTGATTTGCAGCAGTTGTCCATACACCGTAAATATTTATAAACTCGCCCCAAATACCTGACTTAATATTTAGAATAGTTTGAGATACTGGCTCAACATCTAAGAGCTGTCTAGTATTAAATATTTCGGTAACGGTGCCACTTACATTAGGTTGCCCACTTACTAATTGTGTTAATTGACCTGGCCCAATTCTTACAATATCTAAAATAGGGGCTGGTGGACTAAAAGGATCTACATAGGCATAACTAGTATTCTCTAAGGTAAGAGCTAATCCTGCGTATCCTTGACTATAATATGTAGTTAGGTGATCTACTGTTTTAGCTGTTTGTATTCCACTACTACCAAAAATAACTACGCTATATAGTTTTATAAACCCATTGGGTATAGTTGGCTCATATAAAAAAGTATTGGTACTACTAATAAGTGCTTTATAGGTTGCGTCTGAATATAAGCTACTTAAGTTATTACTAGGAATATTATCTTCTACATCAGTGGCTGTTCCACTAAATCTACTTATCTGACCATTAGGTCCAATACAGTAAGTATGTTTTTGCCATAGCTGTATAGTTTCGCCATTGGAATCTACATAAAATGCAGGTGGAAGAGTATTTCTATACTCAGTTTCTAATTTATAAGCGGGCCTATTATCAGCACTGGTTTCAGTCCATGCCTGTGCTCCAATACTATCGCCTAAATAGTATTTTTTAAGCTGAATCTCTAGTTGACAAGTAGCTTGTCTAGAGTCGCCAGAATTTTCACCTTTAGTAATAATCTGGCGCATACCTTCTGGAAAATTAAAAGCTACGTCAATACTATTTACTGGATCAGTAAATGTTGCCTCTGTCCAAGGATTTCCTGCAGCAGCTGTATTTACTAATTCTACACTTGTACTGCCTGCTGCTACCTGTACATCTGTAGGATATAATTTTTCAAAACTTTCTACATCCTCTTTTGGCTTGCCATATAGGGTGATAGGAGTTGGAACCAATCCTGGTAAGTTATCTTGATAGTAATCCTCAATTTGGTTAGCACCAATGCAAATATCACGAACATTTAATGGGCCAAAACCCCACACAATAACTTGATTTAGTACAGTAGTAGTTGTTTTAGTTTTTATATAAGGCGTTGCACCTAATAAACCTGTATATCTAATTCTACCTAATACAACTGGTATAGGTCCAAATCTGTTAATTTGATTGCTACTGCCAGTAAATAAACCTAGCTGTACTGGACTACCAGGATCTTTTTGTTCAGGTGGTCTAATAGGTAATACGGCATTTAATAATGCCATGCCAGCTACCTGAATAGCTGCTGTTGCAGCCGCATACGCAAAGCTTCCTGCCGGAAAACCTAATAGTGCTGGTCCTGCAATATAAGGTGCAGCAATAGCTATAGCAAATGTTAATGCTAGGCGTAGTCCCTCGCGACCTTGCGGTACACTTTTATAGGTAATAGTTTGTCCAGGTTCTAATCTAGTAGTAGACCAGCGATCACGATTAATAATTTCTCCATCTATCATAATTATTAATCTGCTAGCAATATGTTTGCCTAAATTATATTTATCAACTAAATATTTTGCAAATTCTAGGCAGGTAGTACCAGCTTGAGCTACTTCTAAAATAGTGGCTTGGCGTAATGGATGTGGTCTAGTAACTACTTGAACGGCACTTTGTTCACTATAGGAGTATATACCTTCTAATCTACGATTCCATTTGTAATTTTGTAGTGATTCAATAACACTATCTTTACCATCTCTGCAATGCAAAAATTCTGACTGACCTATATAAATACCTACATGCGTAGGTTCGCCTAATATATTAAAAACACAAACATCACCTGGTTTAGGTGATGTTGTTTGATTCCAGGTAATTTTTGTATGTTTTACAAAATCAGCTAGATACGGATCATTGGCTCCTGTATAATTTTCTATATAGCTAGGTAGATCAATATTAAATTCGTTTCTATAAAAAAGTCGAACTAAGCCCCAGCAATCTACGCCGTGCTCTGTTCTGCCATTCTCTTGATATGGTAAGCCAATGTATTTTGTATAATCCATTAGAACAGTCCTGGAAAATATCTAGGGGTAAAACTATAGGCTGGAAATGGTTCTAGACTATAGTTTATCATATTAAGTTCTAGTTTAATACTATCACTACTATAATTTGCACTAGTTATATAGAATTTAGGAAACTCTGCCTCTATTGTATTAGGACTGCTTGCTAGTACTAATTTAATGTTTGCTAGTGCTGGTTTTGTTAAGTGGGTGCGTATAAGCGTAATTGCTTCTTGTGTTACATAATTAATAGTTATATTACATTGTCCAACACCACTATCCTGTTCAGGCGGTAGTGTTATTTCCATAGGAATAAACGTATACTCTTGGCTATTACTAGTAACGCCATACACTACTTCTTGATCTGTAGTGCTAGACAACCTATTAGTAAAACCATCGGCTAAATATAGATTATAAGCACCACCAGTAGTATCTGGATCTTCTATAGTCAATAACATTATTAATTGTTCGTCAGTTTCTGATGCGAACATTGCCCTAATGGCGCTGGCACTTAATCTATTTAATCTACTCATGGCATTATTTCAAAAGTTACGCTAACATTCCAGTATCCTGGAGCAAGGTATTGATAGCTAAATAATTGTCCGTCTCCTTGAGGAACAATACGAACTTCAACATTAGAACTTGTTCTAGGATGTGTAAAATTAAACCTGCCGACAGTTTTAATGCCGGCAGGATTTTGACTAGGACTATTATTTACAAAGCTTTCTAAGGTTGTTACTTGACTAGTAGTCATTATAAATTCTAATGACATAGTATTTGGACTTTTACCACGATAACGCTGCTTTGCAGGACCTTTGTCTGTTTGGCTGCGAATAATACTAGCACCAACTGTTTCTGTAAATCCTTTTTGTGGCGATTGTGGCAGTGCTGTTGGCCAGTTTAATACTGCCATATTACCTCCTTGCTACCATAGGTTTAGTTCCAAAACTATTTACAAATGATTGTTGTATGTTACTATTTGGTCTGCTTATTTCACCAGCTACTAAGTCTGCAACAATAACTTCTATACGACGATTGCCACGACTGTCAGTAGTTTCACGAGTTTCAGCACGAGCTTGTGTATAATTATTAACTACAACCTCTACATTACCCTGATTAGTGCGAACACCAAGATTTCCTTGACTATCGCGCTTTAGGGGCATAATGGCTTCGGGCCCTGCTTCGCCCATAACACCTAGGCCTTGTGCTGCACGGAAAAATGTAGGTTGATTAACTATGCTATTAGTAAACATTCCACCATTAGCATAAGCTTGTATGCCACGATTAAATGCTCCGCCCATTGCAAAACCGCCAGCATCTACATAAGTATTATAGGCTGCACCACCAGTATTAGCAGTACTACCAAATATACTACCTAAAAACTTTAATAAAAATGGTCTACTTGCTGCATATGCTTCAGTTGCTTGTAGTTTTAACTCGTATCTAGTAATATCAGCTATAAAATTATTAATTAAGTCTTTAAAATTGAATTTACCTGTTTTGGCAAATTCAACTATAGCATCTGCCATACCTTCAAACATACGTTTAAATGAGTCACCATATTTTTGAGTTCTATCGTCAAATCGTTCTTGTTCGCTTAATATTTTGTTTTGAACTTGTGAATATTCATTTGCCAACTGTTTAGCTCTGTCAATTACTTTTAATTGATCTTCTAAATATTTAATACGTTGTTGAACTCCTGGTGGAGCAGTTGGACCACCCATATCAGAATCTACAACTTGAGCCTGAAGTACTGCTAAGTCTGCTTGTACTTGAGCTTGTTTAAGACTTAAATTATTTAATTTTTCTTGTAGCTGCGACTCTAATTCTAGCTGTCTAATACGTATATTTTCTTTATTAATTTCGTCTTGTGTTAAGACACCCATTTGCGTTCTAAGATCTAAACTTGCGCGCATAGCTTCACGTTGCAAGCCTTGTCTTTCTCTCTCAATATCAAAAAATTGATTTTCAATATCTAAACGGTTTAAGTTTGCAGTATTTATTTGTTCTATAATACGCAATTCTTGTTCACGATCAAATGTAGCGCGTCTACTAGCTTCTTCTAAATCTTTAGTAAATTGTCTTGTAGATTCTTTAGCAATTACTCTATCAAGTTGTTCTTCTAGAGATTTTAATAGCTCTATTTCAAAAGCTGTTGCTTGACTTCTTTCTGTATTTATACCAAGCTCGCCAAGATTTGCTAAACTTTGCTGTTGTTGAC